AACAGGATAAAGACGGCAACTTTATAAGTCAGTATCCGGATGAAAATAACCATAGTATAGACGCGGTAAGATATGCACTTGAGAAGTATGCGAACAGGAAAGGAAATTAACTATGTCTAAAGAAGTCAAGCAATGGATTACCGTTGAAGGGAACCATGTACCTATATTTGAAGGTCAGTCTAAAAAAGAAGCCGTATCTAATTTCATGAAGCATGTAGAAAATGTAAATAAGGACGAGGACAAGAAGGAAAAACAGATACAGGCAAATAAAAAAGAGGCGGATAGATTAAACGGTAAAAAGAACGATGGCATAAAACACATGACAGCCGATGAATTTAATAAAGAAGCCAAAAGACAGGGAATAGATATAAGTTCCGAAGATATAGAGGAGTATGTAACTTCTTCATATGGTGGAGTTCAGCTTGGAGATAAAATCAGTAAACTGATAGACAATGCTCCTGAAGAAATGAAGATTCACGATAAAGAAACTTATCGCGGCATGTATTTTAACAGTAAAGCAGAATACGAAGATTTTCTTCGGAAACATACGGAAGGAAAAATATTAGAGTCCAGACGAGATGGGTTATCGTGGACAACAGATAAAAAGATAGCAGAAGAATTTTCAAGTGGAGCTGGAGATTATTCGGTTATACTTATAGACGGAGACGATGATAAAAATGCAATTTCGATAAGAGGATTCGCAGATACGCCAGTATCATCTTCAGAAGTGTTATATTCTTCAAGTCAAGATTTTGAAATTGAAGAAGTTCAACGAAAAGGAAATAAAGCTATTATATATGTCACGGCGGCGGCGTTTTCAAAGAGGAAATATAAAGATGGCAAATAAAGAACCTATTGCGTGGATAACTCGTAACGGAAAGCATATTCCTATTTACGAAAAGGGACCTACCGACGAGGAAAAACAAAAAGAAAGACAAATATCCCAAAATCAAAAAGAAGCCGATAAATTAAACGGTAAACAGGCGCAAGACGAGTCTAAAAAGTATGACGATGTTCCAGAAGTATCAACTCCTGAAAGTTTTGAGCCCTATACGAAAAGATTACAAAACAATAGCATAGAAGATATAGCGTGGGATTTTTCTAAAGAAACTGGAGTTCATATTGACCAGGATGTTGTGAAATCTACGAATCCAGAAACATTGTGCATGGCTATGGATACTATCGCGGATATTAAAAATAAATATAATTGCACCATATTAACTATTAAAAATGCTACTGACGATATGATTGAGGATTCTCCAAATGCTTATGCTTGGATGGGACAAGATGGATGTATGTATTTTAATCCGAAGAGATTCGGTAAATCACATGAACAGTTGCAATTGGACTGGGCGCATGGCTCATCGACAAAGGAACGAGGATATCACCCACCGTCACCTTATGGAGCACGAACTATCATAGCACACGAAATGGGGCACGCAATATTTAATAGGTATATTGAAAATATAATGAAAGTGGAAGATATACGGGAGGATTTTACTGCTTGGAGTAATCATTGGAATGCTTGTCACAAATTTGTAACAGATAAATTTGCAAACGGCGAAAGAGAATCTTATATTTCAAGTCCTGGATATAAAAAATTAGTTGATACTTTCGATAAGATTAAAGAGGAGATAAGGAAAGAGCCCTATCTATTAAAAAGGTGGGGCGGAGATATAAATCTTTCCTTGAGGGGCCTTGCAGATGTAAGATATGGATTTGGAGATGCTATAAGTGAATACGCAGGAACAAATTATCATGAAATGATAGCAGAAGCATTTGTAGATGTATACGATAACGGTAAAAACGCTTCTTTCACTTCAAAATTTCTATATAATAAAATTATAAAGGGGATGCAGAAATGACAAAAAAAGATGAATTATTTTTGAAAGTAACCAAGGGAAAATTATGCACTACAGAAAAGAATTATATTCCTACAAAAAATTACAAAAAGGAATCTAATAAAAAGGAGAAGAAGTAATGCCTTGGGTCACAACTAAAACAGGAAAGCATATCAATACAGACTGGTTTGACAAAGATAAGCAAATTGCCCGTAACAAAGCACAGGCAGATGTTCTTAATGGCAAAATTCAGAAAAGAGTCAAGCAAGAAGAACTTACTCCGGAAAAAATTCAGGAAGAAATTGTAGGAAAAGATAGTTATGTATTAGACCCGGAATATCGTGAATTGTCAAAAGAGGCGGGCAAGCACTGGGATAAGATGCATGAATCCCGCGAGAAAATAAATGAATTAGAAGAACAATTAGAATCTGAAAGTAAAAGAAAACCAAAAGAGGAATGGGACGAGGAAGATGAAATCATGGCGTTATTAGGACAGCGCCCTGTGATTTATACTGAAAAGGGAAAACAGATAAAAGCAGAGTTGGATAAACAAAGAGACATACGAAATAATGCAGAGAAAGAATGGGAAAAGGCAGTTGCTAAAATAAAGAAGATAGATGACGTAAAAGCAGAACAAAGTCGTGAAAAGTGGTCAAAGAATAAAGGCGAAGATAAAATAAAGCCAGCCGACAAGGAGGATTATTTTGGATTTAAGAAGGCGGAAACGACCACTCCTTATATAGATGATTTATTGGCAAAGGGACAGGCACAGGTTGTAGCAATGCCTCCTAAAACTTATATAGAGCAGTCTGCATATAGAATATTTAATAATGCATCTGTTGAAAAAGTTATAAGGGGAAGAAATGCAAAAGAAGTAGCAAAATATATGACGATGATGGAACAGGGAACGAAGTTTGATACTCCATATCTTAATTATAGGGATTCCCAGCAAGAAGGATTACATAGAGCAATAGCGGCTTATATGTTAGGAATTAAAGAAATACCTGTTATAATAGTGAGGAGGAAATAATATGGGAATGGTCTGGGAAAATCTTACAGAAGAAGAATTATGTGATTTAATGTGTGGAAAACCGGAAGAGGAGATATACGAAGATGAGCAAGTATCAAATACACGCCAGTCAAAAAAGAATATGGTATGTGAATGATTATCTTATTCCCTCAATGCTGGAGCAGGGAATAAAACAAGATGATATCTTGTTATGCACTGATACAAAGGGAGTTGGAAGTATCGAGGCATATAGACAGGCATTTGAACAACTTCCTGATGAAGGGTATACATGGCATTTGCAAGACGATATTATTATTAGTCCAGACTTCAAAGAAGTGACAGAAAATGAAGAAGCAGAAAATACTGTATTATGCGTGTTCAACAGTTATTACGATAAGACGACACGAGTCGGAAAAGTACAAGCATATGATATGTGGTACTCGTTCCCATGTATAGGCATTCCGAATCATATAGCAAAAGGTTGTATGGAATGGATTCAACGATGTATGATAGGAAATATGGCTTATAAAAAATACTGGGAAGAGGGAAATTGTGTTGACTGGTTTTTCAAACAGTATGTGAGGGATGAAGTAGAAAATGTTATTGTGATAAACAGAGTTCCTAATATTATAGACCACATAGATTATCTATTAGGCGGTAGTACAATAAGAAAGATACCAAGAAAACAATGGGCAAGGTCACAGCACTGGGACTATCCGGAACTTGTGGAAGAACTCGAACGCAAAATAACAAAGGAGTAAATCAATGTCACTATGGTCAACAATACTATATCGATTAAAGGAGATGATAAAACCAATGATAGGTAGCCGTACTATTGAACAAACACTTCATGTCGCTCCAGTAATTTCTTCGCAGATGGAGCATGCGATTGAATTATGGGCTGATATGTATAAAAATCAAGCACCGTGGATTCACGAACCCAGTTATGGTGACCCGTCAAGAGTTGTATCACTGGGACTGCCCTCTCTTATAGCAAGTGAGAAAGCAAGAACAGCACTGCTGGAATTAAATTCTGAAATAACTGTACCTACAGAGGAAGTCAAGAAGGATAATCCTAATTATAAAGACCCGGAGCCCGATGAATTCGGTAATTTAATACCTTCAATGGAGCCTCGTACTATTATAGAGGAAAAACCAAAGAGTTCAGCAGACAGGGCAGAATATCTTAATGAACAATATACAAAACTGAAAAGACATTTAAGAAAGCAAATAGAATACGGCATCGCAAAGGGAGGACTGGTGATAAAGCCTTATGTTGTGGTGAATAAAGGAGTGGAAAAAGGGAACAAGGAAAAACCAGTTGCTGAAATGGAATTTGACTTTATACAGGCTGACGCTTTTTATCCACTTGCATTTGATGCCTCCGGTAATATAACAGAAGCCGCTTTTATACAAACAAAAACAGATAAGGATTTCGTATATAGGCGACTGGAGTATCATAAGTGGCAGAATAATAAAGTTACCATCCAAAATAAGGCGTTTAAGTCTACTACGAATACAAATCAGCAGGGAGATATGTCCGGAGTGGATTTAGGAAAAGAAATACCTTTATCTGAAGTTCCCGAATGGAAGGACATGAAAGAAACAGTTACCATAGAAAATGTAGATAAGCCGTTATTCGCTTATTTCAAAATGCCTGAAGCAAATACAGTTGACCCTTCAAGTCCGCTGGGAGTTAGTGGCTTCAGTAGGGCAGTATCCCTTATAAAAGACGCAGACATGCAATATAGCAGACTGTTATGGGAGTACGAAGCGGGCGAGATGGCAATAGATATCGACCGTGACGCTTTACAATTCATGGAAACTGGTAAGGACAGAGAAGGAAGAGCTTATACAGGTTCTAAACTGGGAAGCATGCAACAGAGGCTTTATAGAAAAGTTGACCTGGGTGAAAGTGATACATTTGAACCTTGGAGCCCTGCATTAAGGGATACATCATTTATACAAGGACTCAATTCAATACTTATGAGAATTGAGGATACGGTGGGAATAAGCAGAGGAACTTTGTCAGATGTAGCGGCAGAGGCAAGAACAGCAACAGAACTCAAAATACTTAAACAGCGTTCCTATCAAACAAACGCAGATATCCAGCAGGCAATAGAAGACGCCCTGAAGGATACAATATATGTCATGAATGTATATGCTACTTTGTATAAGATAACTCCCGAAGGAGAATATGATACTTCATTTGAATGGGACGATAGTATTATAGTTGATATTGATACAGAACTTGGTAAGAGGATTACACTCCAGCAGAACGGACTTGCTTCTAAACTTGAAAATAGAATGTGGTATTTCGGTGAAACAGAACGTCAGGCACGGGAAGCCCTTCAACAGATAAATGAAGAAGGAATGGAATCTATGGAACAGGATATGATGGGTCAACAAAACCTGGATAATTTCAAGGCTTCCAAGAAAGAACAATTCGAAAAGAAGAAAGACTAATGAAATCACCGTGTGTAATATGTGGATGGCGGAAGGACTGTGAATTAACCCCTTATGAGTGTGGTGCAGTAGATGTTGAGCGAAGATACAATAGAAAATTTAATAGCGCCGATACTGGAAAGACAGGAGAGTATCAATCTTTATGTCCTGAAAAAGATAGCGGCACGGATAAATGAAATTGGTCACATGCTTCCTTCCGACGTTTACAAACTGGAACGACTGTTAAAAACTGGAAGTGATGTAAAAGAAATAAATAAGTTTTTAGCAGAACAGACAGGCTTAAATGAAAAAGACATAAAGAAACTAATAAAGGATATTGCATTAGATGCTTATGTAGACACAAAGCCATATTTTGATTATAGAAATAAACCATTTATTCCGTTTGCAGAAAATAAAGCCCTTCAAAATATTGTTAATTCAATAGCAAGTGCTACGGCGAAGGAGTTTATCAATTTATCAAAATCACAGGCAATAGGATTTTTAATACGGGATTTGAAGCATCCTAATAAATTGAAATTCCAGTCAGTCAAAGATACCTATATGTCAGTAATAGACGAGGCAGTGCAGGCAAGTTCACAGGGCATAATAGATTATAATACTGCTATGCGGAAAACGATGAAGCAACTTGTGGATAGCGGGGTTCGCAAGATGTACTGGGATAGTGGGTATACTCAAAGACTTGATACTGCGGTAAGAAGAAATATTTTAGACGGTATAAGAGCCGTTAATCAGGGAGTACAGGATGAAGTAGGTAAACAATTTGAAGCAGACGGTAAAGAAATTACTGTTCATGCGAATTCCGCTCCAGACCATGAACCTGTTCAAGGTCACCAGTTTACGAATGAAGAATATGAGAAACTCCAGACAAAACAGGCGTTTGAGGACGCTATTGGTAATAAGTTTGCTCCAATAGAAAGAGCAATAGGAACATTAAATTGTCGACACTTTACATACTCGATAATTATAGGTGTATCTAAACCAATTTATTCTTTGGCAGAACTTGAAAAAATGAAACAGGACAATGCTAAAGGGTATACGCTTCCAAATGGTAAGCATCTTACTATGTATGAATGCACACAAAAGCAACGCCAGTTAGAAACTCTGATAAGGCAGAATAAAGATGGACAAATAGCGGCGAAGGAAGAAGGTGACATGGAACTGGCTATGAAATATCAGGGCAAAATAGATAGATATACCAAAGAATATAAAGCGTTTTCAAAAGCCTGTGGATTAAGTCCAAAAATGAAAAAGGCAACTGTTTCAGGATACAGAAGAATTAAAAAATAAAATTGATAAAAACCAGTTTACATTTTTTGAAAATATACTATAATATATTACGAAAGAAGTATCCTTTCTGTAAAAGAGAATATGTCAACGGTCCGGACCCCGCTGGCGTATTCTCTTTTTGGATGGACAAGAAAGAGAGGCAGGTATGGAAGGAATTGTGGCGGCATTTGTAACAGCAGGATTGTCATTGATTGGTGTAATCATAACAAATATGAGAACCAGTCAATCAATCGAAAATAAATTATCAACATCGCAAGCAGTTACAGATACTAAAATAGAAATTCTTACCGAAGAAGTTAAAAAGCATAATAATTTTGCCTCAAGAATGCCAGTGGTTGAGGAACAAATAAAAGTTATCAATCACCGATTAGAAGATTTAGAATCAAGCACAGGATAAACGGTCAACAAAGACTTTTATCATAAAACCCCAGCGTAAAGGGATATAAAGAACGCACATTCAGCGGAAACTGTAATCCGCAATTACAAATAACAGCGATAAAGAATGTAAAGGAGAAAATTGAACATGACACTGAAAGAGATTTTGGAAGAGGCACAGGCCGAAGACGGAACGCTGACAGTAGAAGCCATTGAGGAGGCAGTAAAAGCCAATAATGTGAAGTTCGCAGACCTCAATGAAGGTAATTATGTGTCAAAGCGTAAACATGAGGACGAACTCAAAGCGCGGGATACACAAATTGCAGGCTTGAATGACACTATTAAATCCCGTGACACGGATTTAACAGACTTGCAAGCAAAGTTGGCAGAAGCTGGGACGGATGCTGAAAAGTTGGCTACATTGTCAAATGATTTGTCTACATGGCAAAATAAGTACAATGAAGACACCAAGGCATTACAGGACCAACTCACGAATCAAGCAAGAGAATTTGCTATAAGGGAATACGCAGGCACGAAGCAATTCAGCAGTGCGGCGGCAAGAAGAGATTATATCTCAAGTATGCAACGGTCCGAGTATATTAAACTCGACAAGAACGGAGAGTTGAAAGGACTTGCAGATTTCGACGAAGATTATAGCAAAGAAAACGCAGATGCGTTTATAAGCGAAGAAGATTACGACCTGGACTATGAAGAAGAATCCTTACCAATGTTCGTGGACTCCACCCAAGGCACATACGATTCTAATCCGGACCCGACTGGAGGATTTTCAGAGGCATTTCACTTCACTCCTGTTAGAGCAATTCCGGATAAGTAATATATCAAAAATAGGAGGAAACTAAAATGGGAGCACCCGCAAATAATGGCGGCACTTCACAAGCCGCACTGAACTATGCTACCGAATATAGCAGGGCACTTTCGCAGATGTGGCCTTATGTACTTAACTTCGGAGCACTTTACAGCACACCTAATAATGGAAGGTATCGTTGGGTAAACGCAAAGACGATTGAGATTCCCAGCATTTCAACCACAGGTCGTGTTAATGCAAATCGTGATACGATTGCAATGGCTCAAAGAAACTATGCAAACGCATGGGAGAGCAAGGAACTTAAAAACGAAAGAAAATGGTCAACGATTGTTCACCCCATGGACATCGACCAAACAAACATGGTTGCAACTATTGCAAACATTACACAGGTCTTCAACGAGGAGCATAAGTTCCCTGAAATGGACGCTTATACGATTTCAACGATTTACGATAAGTGGACAAAGGTAAAGGGACCGGAACAGCCTTCAAACCATGTTGCGGATAAGACAGTTCTTACGACCAGCAACATTCTTGGAGTATTCGATAAGCTGATGCTTGCTATGGATAATGCAAGGGTTCCTGCAAACGGTCGTATTCTGTATGTTACCAATGAGATCAACTATGTTCTCAAGGAAGCAGAGAAGATTAGTCGTTCAATGGATATCACTTCTGGACCGAATGCAATTGACAGGCGTGTGAACAGGCTTGACCAAGTCACGATAGTCCCTGTTCCCAGCACACTGATGAAGACAGCATACGACTTCTCTGAAGGATATGCTCCGGAAGATGATGCGGACCAAGTAAATATGTTCCTCGTTCATCCGCTGGCAGTCATCACTCCTGTATCGTATACATTCTCAAGACTTGATGCACCCAGTGCAGGGTCTGAAGGAAAGTATATTTACTACGAAGAGTCCTTCGAGGATGTATTTATTCTCAATAAGAAGTCAGATGCAATCCAGTTCAATATCACGGAGCATGCAACGACCTAATATAAGGAGAAGATATTATGCAATCAAACAAAGTCAAGGTAAAAAATGGGAATGTCGTATTCAGAGTAGACCCCAGCGAAGTGAAAAAGTATTATGAGATGGGATACGATGTTTATGGCGCAGACGGTAAGATAGAAAAAAGGGCGATGCCCACCGATATTCCCACACTTCAGAAAGCTTTTATGGACCATGAGGCCGAGATACAGAAGCTGAAAGAAGAAATAAAGACTTTGAAGGCTGAAGGTGCTGTTAAGACAACGACACCCAGAAGAACAGCCAAGAAGAATGTAGAATAATTATTGAAAGGTGGTGTAGTTTAATGTATCTCACATATGCAGAATATCAGACTATGGGCGGAACATTGAGCGAAACCACCTTTAATGATTATGAATTTGAAGCGGAGACGATGATTGATTGGTATACATTCAACAGACTCCACGGAGAAGAATCGTATCCGGAAGCCGTCAAGAAATGTGTTTACCACTTGATTTTCATACTTGATTTGAATGCACAGGCTATGGGTGTAGGTAGTACAGAAAACAGCCAGGATGGCAGTGGTAAAGTAGTTACCTCACAATCTAATGACGGAGTGTCAATCAGTTATAATGTAATAGCCGCTTCAGAACTTGTCACACTTGCAAAGGACGAAATGGGTAATTCCATAAAGAGATATTTGAATGGCGTGACGAACTCACTGGGACGGAAATTACTTTACCGTGGGTTATATCCAGGTGAATAATATGAGTAATTATCCGGTATGGTGGGACACATCATTAACAGTTTACAACAAATACGAAGACCCACAGACTCAAATTGTAACATGGTTTAGAACAACGCTTGAAAACTGTTTTTGGAAAGCGTCAGGGTCAAAGGTTACTGTTAACGATGTGACACTTGACACAGAAGGCGTTATTTGCAGAATACCGAAAAATCCCTTATTCCTGGAGAAGTATGAATGGGTAGATTTGCCTAACGATGAAATGAGCGAGTATTTTACACTTGCTCCTTCGGATATTATAGTACGAGGAATAGTCACGGACGAGATTGATGAGTACACGAAGGGAAAAAGGTCTTCCGACCTAATGAATAAGTATAAGGATTTAAGAGGTTGTATTCAGATAGATGATGTAGCATTGAATGTGGGAGTTGGTAGAAACAACGAACATTATTATGTAAGAGGAAAATGAGTGGAGAGATTCATTATACTAAAATCAAATTCAATGATAAAGCGTTGAATGAAAAACTTGACTCCCTTTTAGATAATAAAACGATGTTACAAATCAATAATGAATTTGCAAGATATATGGACCCGTATGTACCATTCTTGGAGGGACCTCTTTCACAAACGATTGAAATTAGCCCGATAGGAGTAAAATACACACAACCATATGCCCGTTATCAATATCACGGAGTAGGGTTTAACCACACAAAAGATTATCACCCGCTTGCAAGTGCTGAATGGGATAAGGCAATGATGAGAGATAAGGGAGACGAATTTAAGGAACAAGTGAAACAGATTTTACTTGAAAAGATGAAGAAGATATATGGATAAGAATCAAGCAATTATAAATTTCATATGTCAATGTCCGCAAATAGAGAGCAATCCTTTATTTTTTAATTTTATTCATGGCAAGGAAGATAATAAACAAATCATAACACAGTCCAATGAAAAAATTCTGAATAAGAATTTTATCAACGGCGATGTGCTTAAACGATATACAATATCGTTAATAGATTTCAAATCAGTAGCATATAACGCAATCGTAAAAGAAACAGGCTATGTTGATGAAAATGTTGAAGACATGGCAGAAGTACAGGACCTGATAGATTGGGTGGAAACGCAAAAAGACGCAAGAAATTTTCCAGATTTCGGTGAAGACTGCATAATAGATGATATGCAAGTATTAACCGAGAATCCTAATCTTAACGGAGTAGATACAAATGTATCACCTGCACTGGCAAAGTATAGTATATCAATACAGGTTGATTATATAGATACAAGCAAACGAATTTGGAAATAGGAGGAAAAAGCAATGGCTGTAGACCAATTTGATTTGAACGCTGGACAGCGTGCCGAAAGAAAAACCCTGTTAACCGTTGTTGAATGGACAGAGGGAGTAGGTACAACCGCAACCCAAGAGCGTGAAATTCTTGGAACAAGAACAGAGGATTCAAGTGTGGAGTTTAACCCGGATATTCAAACTACCACAGACATCAGAGGAAATAACTACACCGACTTGAATAAAGTACAACCTGAACAGCAATTTGACCCGTATCTTGTACTTGGTGGTTCAAAACTTGGAGCAAAACTTCATGACATCATGCTTCGCAACGCTCTTTCAGAACTGAATCAGTTTACTGTATATCTTATCACATCGTATCTCACTACCACAGTTGAAGGACATAAGGTATATAGGACACAGAAGCAAACAGAATGCACAATCACTTATGATTCACTTGGTGGAGATGTTAATGTGAATTTCCCGATTACTGTGCATTTCAGTAATAAGTCTACCAATGGATATGTAAATAAGTTGAGCGACGATTTCACATTCACAGCAGATGTGACCGTATAAGGAGATAGTATATGCTAACAGACGAAAAAGTAGTTGATATTAGTCTTGATATACCGGAGAAAACCAGTTTTCGTATAAACGGAAACAATGATAAAATCTTGAAACTCAATATTTCAGATTTAGGAATACTGGACCGTTTTGAAAAAGGTTATACAAAGTTGCAGGAAGAAGTGAAAGAAATACTGCAGATTCCGGACGATGACGATAAAATGTCAGAAAAGATGGCGGACATAGACAAGGCTATGAGGGAGCAAATAGATTATATCTTTGATTCTAATGTCAGCGAAATATGCGCCTCTGATGGCACAATGTATGATTCAAAAAATGGAGTATTAAGGTTTGAGCATATACTTGAAGTGCTTCTTGGATTGTATGAGAAGAATATACAATCTGAATACAAAAAGATGAAGTCTCGGATTGAAAAGCATACAAATAAATATACAAGAGTATCCAAGAAGAACATACCTGCTCCCAGCACGAAAGGTAAGACATCTAAAAAATAAGTTATGTATGAATTACCTATTTCCATTATGATACAGGAACAGTCCTTCGCTATTCGTGCAAAAGGTGATTATCGAATGGTGTTGGACTGTTTTAATGTATTAAATGACATAGAATTAAATGATATGGAAAAGGCATACGCTTGTCTTATAATCTTCTATGAAGATATTAACGGCATAGAAGATTTTGACAAGTTTCCAGACGTGGAAGAAGCCATAGAGAAGATGTTTAATTTCTTTGATGGTGATATGCCTAAAGCGGAGAATGTTAATCCAAAAAATTATAGGTTAATTGATTGGAATGGAGATTCTTTGTTGATTAGTTCAGCGATAAACCAAGTTGCTGGAAAAGAAATTCGTGCCGAAGAATATGTTCACTGGTGGACATTTTTAGCCTATTATATGGCAATAGGCGATTGCGCATTGTCTACGGTGGTTTCTATTCGTTATAAGATGGCAACAGGGAAAGCACTTGATAAAGAAGACAAAAAGTTCAGGTATGAAAATCCACAATATTTCACATTCGATGTTCGGTCAGTAGAACAACAACAGGCAGACGCTTATGCGAGAAGTTTGTGGAATAGTGGTAAAGGATAAATGAATGGCTGATGAAGGATTCATAATCAATCTTGGTTTTAATACAGAAGAAGCAGAAAAAGATGCGAAGCACTTAAAAGATGAAGTTCGCAAAATTTTTGAAGAAGATAGAGGAACAGTAGATACCGCTATTCTTAATTTGGATAATCAAATGAGAAATAGTGTTAATACTGCCGAAAAATTAGAAAGAAAGTTAGCAGAACTTGAAAGCATAAAAACTCCCACAGAAGACTATTCTAAATTACAAACTACTCTTGATAAAACCGCCTCTGAATTTGATAAATTAGTAAGTAATAATGAAAAATTATTAGAAACAAAGGCAAGATTTGAAGAGTTAGGTCAAAAAGCAGATGAATATAGAATTTATATACAAGAAGCAGAAAAAGCATTGGAAACGATGCAGTATAAAGGAAAAGATTTATCTGTAGAAGATACTGGCAATATAAAGAGGCGGCTTGAAGAAGTTCGTCAAGAATTACCTGCGATTGAAAAAGAAATGGATAAACTTGCCCCTGATGTTAATAAGTGGGAGCAAGTAGAAATTAAGATAGAGGAACTTGGCAGTATAATTCGTGAGACTGAAAATGAAATGCAACATCTTGTAGATACAGGTGCGGCATTCAAATTTGGTAAAGATTCTGAAGAATATGTAAAAACAAAACAGCAATTAGCAGATGTTAATTCTAAATTGAATGTTCAACTCATCAAGCACCGCCAGATAACAAATGAATCCCATAAAACAAATGAACGCATTAAAAGCATTGCCAAAAATATGGGTATTGCAACCGCGGCAACTCTTAAACTGCAAGCAGGCATGAAGAATGTAAGTAAAGCCTCTAAAAATGCTTTGAGAAATATTTTAAGATGGGCTCTTGGAATTAGTTCTGTCTTTGTTCTTATAAATAAAATGAGAAGTATTCTCAAAGAAGGAATGTCTCAAGTTTACGAAAGTAAACAGTTTACTAAACTCAATGACCAAATAGATGAACTCAAAGCGAAACTGGCAACTTTGAAAAATGCGTTTGTGGGTGCCTTCCTGCCTTTAATACAAACGGTTATTCCATATATTCAAAAATTTGTTGAATGGCTCACAAAAGCAGTCGATTTGGTGGCACAGTTTATTGCCGCTTTAATGGGCAGAACAACTTACTATAAAGCCTTAAAGAAAGAAACTGATGAACTCAAAAAGCAAAATAAAGAACGTGAGAAGAGTTTAAGCAAACTTGATAAATTAAATGTTCTCACTTCTAAACAAACAGAAGATGAATCCGGAGGAACAGGACCTTTATTTGAAGAAGTTCCCATTGACAATAAGATTCTTGATTTAATAAAGAAATTGAAAGATTGGATTGATAAACTCAAGTCAGCAATTCAAGCACTACTTGACTATCTTTCCAAATTAAAAGATGCGTTTCTGAAAGGTTTCTTCGATGCTCTTGGAAATTGGAAACAAAAACTTGCGGGCATTATACAGTCCCTGAAAAATATATGGGACTTATTAAAAGAAATTTTTACGGACCCTGAAGTGATGGAAGCAATGGATAAATGGGCACAATCTTTTATGTATATGTTGGGCGCACTTGCAGGATTATTTGTAAATTTAGGTTTAACACTTGCGCAGATGTTTATTGGAGGGTTTGAAAAATTTCTTGAGAGCAAGAAAGAAGATATCAAGCAATGGCTTGTGGATATCTTTAATGTAGGAACAGAAATCAATGAAATATGGGGAGAAACCTTTGTATCATTAAGTAGAATAATTGATACATTCGCAAAAGAAAATGGGCAAAGACTTGTTGCTGGCATAATGTCTGTTGCGTATGAAATATGGAGTAATTTATTATTACTTGCCGCTAAACTGTTCCGTGATATTTCAAATATCATCACTTTATGGATAAGAGAGAATGAAGAAAAGATATCACAAGCCATAGATAATATATTAGGATTTGGCGCAGGAATACTTGAATCAGTTCAAGGATTCTTGGACCAGATATTTGAGTATGCCCAGCAATTCTATGATGAACATATTAAGCCTTTATTCGATAAAGTTGCCGAAGAGATATCTAATTTCATAGGAGGGTTGATTGATATATTCAATAATGATATAAAACCGTTCCTTGATGAATTGGGAGTAGATTTCCAAGAATTATCAGAAATTATTACTCCTATATTCAAAACTATTTTTGATACATTAGGTCCGCTGATAGATTTATTGAGTGTGTTATTCGATGCAGTCATTAAACCCAGAATAGAATTATTGCTTAAACTTTTACCGCAAGTGATAGCGATGTTTAGATTGGTATGGACAGTCGTAGGAGGGTTAATCAAAATTGCCATTGCAAGAATGGTTAATATATTCCAGTTAATTGGAAGCAATATTCAACATATGATTCAACTCTTATCTGATTTCATTAGATTTATTTCTGCAATATTGAGTGGAGACTGGGCAACAGCATGGGATGCCGCAGGAAGTATTGTCAATGATTTCAAAGATTGGATTATAACAGATTTTAATATAATTAAATCTACTATTCAGCGTATAATGTCTATTGTTCAAAATACAATGACGAGAGCATGGCAAAATATATTAAACATAGTAAGACCCATTGTCAATACAATTAAATCAATGATTTCAAGTATTATCAATGCAGTGAATACCGCAAAACAAAAATTATCAGAGCTTGGTAGTGGAGGAGTAAGTGGAGTGCTTTCAGGACTTGCATCTAAATTCAAGGCTCCTGGAGCCGCAACAGGCGCAGTTATACCCCCGCAAATGTCAAATAGAGTATTTACAGTCGGAGATAATAATAGCGAGACAGAAGTTATATCGCCTCTTTCCACTATGAAACAAGCGATGGTAGAAGCATTACAGCAATCGGGTATAAATAATACAGGCGGCGGAGATATTGTTATAAATATTGATGGTAGAGAGGTTTTCAGAGTAGTACAGAAACAGGCTACGCAATATAGTAATCAGCACGGCGGAAAACCTGCATTTCAAGGAGCGTAAAGATGAACAGTTATTGTTTTAAGTTCGGAAATTATATATTTCCAGATACTTACATTGCTGAAGGGGGATATAAATGTACTCCTAATCAGCGACAAGATTTAGACCCTTATACAGACCAATTTGGTGTTACTCAAAGAAATGCGCTGGCACATACGAAGACACAAGTGGACATCACAACTCGTGCAGGATTAAAATGGGAAGAAGTAAATGATATAGTTGATGGTCTTACTTCTAACTATACAAATCCTCGTGAGCGTGATGCTACTTGTGAATATTTTGATACAGAATATTTCACAATGAGTGGCGGACATCATATGTATTTGGACCCGAGTTTTGCTACGCAGATACGACAGATGGATAAAAATTTTGAAGCATTAACATTTACATTCATAGAGTATTGAAATCATGAATATATCACCTACTACGCAACAAGCGTATAAAAACAATAGCATAAAAAAACATCTTGTAATCAAATTTCCAGAAATTAACTAC